TCATTCATTGATATTCTCCCCTCACTGTGTTTATAGTATATCTCTTATCTTTGATCGTGAAAGCCTTGAAAGTGTTCCCTTCTAAACCTTTCAAAATCCTACTTGAGTTTCTAGCATTATAAACAGTCCGCAGTTCACTGCTATCTAGGTTCGTGTTGAAAATCGTAGTTTCTCGATTATTGATAATATCAAACAAGAAATCCTGTTCCCAGTCACTCTTAGGAGTGATTGTTCCATTTTTTGCCCCAAGGTCATCGATGATCAGAAAATCAACATCAACTAGCTTTTTAACTGCCTCATACTCTGTTAAGTTTGCATTTCTTCCATAAGCCCAGCCTTCTTTTATCTGCTTGATAATCTCGGTTAAGCTGACAAATAAGACACTCTTAGGCTCGTTCTTCTCTCTAAAGCTCTCATTGATTTCTTTGGCCAGAGCAAGAGATAAATGACTTTTCCCTATTCCTGTGCTACCACTAATTAAAGTATTTCCCGTCATACCTCCAAGGTACTTCTGGGCTTGCCCCTTTACAAACTCTAACATCTGACGCTCCTCTGTCGTCTTAACAAAGAAATTATCAAACGTTGCCCCCTTCAACTCGTTAGGGATCGTACTATCACGCATTAACACATCATAAGTTTTAAAGTAGGCTTGTCTGTCCTCGAACTGCTGTAATAGGTCTTTCTCTTTTTGTTTAATCTCTCCCTTCACACACTCCGGG